GAAAACATCAGTAATCCAGGCCTGAGGCTACGCCATACCAATTGGTGCCATCACTCAAAAATGAGCAGATGCTTCGCTTTCCCGCAGTGCCAGTGATGACTGGAGCAACACCAGACGGCCACACGACAGCGGACCAGGTGACGCTCCTGGCACCAACGGCATCTTGTTTCAGCAAGATAACAAAGGACTTTCCTGCCACTGCTGCGGGCATAGTGATGGTCGCATTGGCGGTCAAGGTGAGCTGTTGAATCGTCCCGTTCGACAAACTGACTGAGATAGCTGTGCCTGTGTCGACAGAAAAAAGGGTTTCCGTGTAATTGGTTACGGTTGGGTTAATGAGTGTGCCGTTCGCTGATGGGACATAACCCGCATCGTTGGTGAACTCGGACACTTTGGAGGGTTTACCACTGAGATCGGCATATGCACCCGTCGTCGCGACCGATTTCAGATCCGACGATTTGATGGGCGTATAACTCAACGCACTGGTGATGTTGGCTGATGTCAATTCGCTACGAATTGTGGCGCTCGACTTGTTCTCGACGTTTCCAAGACCAAGGTTTCCTCTTGCCGTGCTGGCACTGGCCAAGTCGGCCAAATTGCTTGCTGACAGCAAAGCACCTGAAACCGACGAATATGCAGCCAACCAAATACGGCTTACACCGTCATACACCTTCATTCCTCCGCCAGAATTCATGGCGCTGGTATTGAAATACAACGCCCCTCCGATGAGCGCATTGCCATCATTGTCGAAAATGGGATCGCTCACTTTCGGGCCAAGATAACGGTCATCAAAACTGTCGAATGAGGCCAGCGTCTGATCGCGGGCCGCCTCTGCAGCCAATTGCGCTGTACTGGCGCTGGAAGCGCTGGCTGATGCTTCGCTGGCTTTGGTTGTCGCAGTAGAGGCGCTGGCGTTAGCGCTGGAAGCGCTGGCTGATGCTTCGCTGGCTTTGGTTGTCGCAGTAGAGGCGCTGGCGTTAGCGCTGGATGTCAATGCGCCCACAGGGGCCACCAATGCCGTTATCTCATTTGATTTGGCGATAGCAATAGAAGAAGCATTGCTCGCAGACAAAGCGCTCGAGCTCGCTTCGATTGCTGAAGATGCCGCATTGGATGTTGCATCTAAGGCTGCGCTCAATGCCAGTTGCCCCTCTGACTTTCCCTCATACGGAGGCAACTCAGTGATCAGGTGCAGAAAGGTTGAATTGACGTTAGGCACAACTGCTGTAGTTTTAAGCCTCTTGCCGTTGGGCGCCGTGATGGTCACCAAGTAAACAGACTCAACTGCACCAAGCTCGTTCGGCCACAGGGACAGCGTTACCCGACCATTTTGATCCGTTGCCCCGCTGACAAGCTGAGGCACAACAAACCCATCATGAACTTCGTAGCTTGATAACTTGGCATCAATTTTTGCACCAGCGACAGCAGCCCCAGTGTCATCGTTGACGATGCAAATCACATCGCAGGTGGTCAGTGGCATTTAAAAATTCCAATCAGCGTTTTCCAGAGGTGATGACCGTCGAGTTTTGAGCTCCGCGATCAGTCGGGGAGTTCTGCAAGCCAGAGGACAGTTCAATCCCAAGCGCATTGGCCATTTCGGCCTTGTGCCCGGCTGCAAGCGTGGTGTTGTTGGCGTACTCTGCATCCTTGGAGTAAGCGCGGGCCATCATGTAGTGCTGCAAGGCGTTCTCGGCCATGTCGGGCACCCAAATGTCGCCCGTCACGTCATTCAGCAAACCGCTCTCAGGCGCGGCCACCGCGGATGGCTTCGTTTCAAACTCACCAACCACGTTGGTTCCCAGCTTGGCAGGCGGGTACACCTCAAACACATCGTTGTTCGTGGTGTCGTAGCTGTAATGGATCACCTCGCCCACGGGCGTTCGGTTGCGCCAAGTTGGCTCATAGGCGTCCATCAACTCCATGTTGATGATGCGGATGGCACGTTTATTGCCATCGGCGTTGTTCAGCATGCGCATCAAGCGCGCTGTGTCGGCGGGGATCGTCTGCAAGCTGCCTTGCACCAGGGCCACGGTCTTGATCTTGGCCGACATATCCGGGCGCACAGCCACAATCTCGCGCTGCCCGGCATTGAGGTAGTCAATCAGCTCCACCAGGGTCCAGCGCACCATTTCCAGGTCTTTAAGGTCGCGGGCAACCGATGCAATCACGCTTTTTGCGGATATGGCCATGTCAGCACCAATTCACTTTGTTGCGCGGCACGTTCTTTGTCATGCCCCGGAATGTGTCGAGCGAGGCCTTGTTGATGCCCTGCTCAAACCGCGCCTCTTCAATCGCCGCATCATTGGGCTTGTAAAAGGTCGTATCGGGCAGTTGCATGAGCGAAGCCTTGGCACCCGCCGCGATGCACTCCAGGTAGCGCTCGTAAATCAAGTCGGGAATGGTGGTCGCGCTCACGCTGGGCATGAGCACGGCCTGAATCTGCACCTTGCTGCCAGCGGCCGTGCCGGGCGGCATGATGAAGCTCACCATGTCAGACGACACCAGGCCCTTCTGGGCATCGTCGTACAGCGTCACATCGTTCTTTTTGACCCGGTGCGAAATCGTCGGGTAGTCGCGGCCATCAAGCGTGGTCTTGTAAAGCTGAAACAGCGTGGCCCCCGTGGGCAACTCGATGTCGTACTCAGCGTAATCGACGCCCGTGGTGGTCACGGGGTCCAGCCAGACAAGCCACACCTGGGCGCGGCGGCACAGCTTGCGGGCTGCGCGCACCAGGTGAGCCGTCACAATCGGCTCGGGTGCGCCTGGCACATCCACCAGGACATCCGGGAAGAATGCGCTCCAGGCGGTCATGGCTTACTTGGCCTTGCGTGGCTTGCCGTTGGCCACTGGCGATGGCAGGGGCTTCAATGGAGACTCGGCCTCCACGGGCATACCGCCATTGGGGACTTCGTCGGCATCTTCGTCGAGATCGCCAGACTCGCCTTCGCCGTCATCCTGGCCAGATTGCAAAAGGCCAAGCGCGGCTTCGTGGTCCATGGCATCGGCTGGGTAAAAATTGCCCCCGGCCAGCAGGTTTGCGACAGTCTCTTCATGATCCACATCACAGGACAGCTCGCCATCGGCATCGCGCTCAAAGGTGTAATCCTTGCCGTTATCGCCGTGGACAATGACGGTGCCGTCTGTGCGGGGCTGAATCAAAGTTGCGAGTTTCATCAAAAGCTCCAAAAAAATGGGGGGATGGTCAATCCCCCCCGAAACGGACCGGGTCCAACCCCGGCCCATGGCTACAAGGGGAGAACCCTTAGACCTGGCGATACAGCAGCGTGAGGCCCACGGTCTGCGCGGCAGCTACGCCGGGAGTCGTGATCTTCATGCCGATGAATCGGTCAAAGTTGGTGGGGGCCACATCGTTCATCATGGTGCGGCTCAGCAATTGCTGGGCAGTTACCGATGCGCTGGCAGCGGCGGAAGTTGCCCAAGGTGTCGAACCGCCATCGGCCGCGGCCGTCGAAAACGCGGTGTCGTTGGCTTTGGTCAAGACACCAAACTGAGCAACCAGGCCAACACCGTTGGTAGCGTCCGTGTCCAGGATCAGGCCAATAGGCACCGCCGTGGCAGGCAGCACACCAAAAGCGCCGATGCTGTTCGCGGCCATGTCAGCGGCCTTCAAATCCAGCGTAAAGCGCATCACTTGGACGCCCGGCTCGTTGGTGGTCACCGCATTTTTGCGTCCGACCACATAGTCATTTGTCGCGAGGAAAGTCATTCCATGCTCCTAAGTAGTTGATGCCAAGTGCCGATCAGCGCGAAGCTGCGGCGGTGTCCATGGAGAACAGGCCGAAGTCCTGAGCGCCTTGGGTGTCGGTAGCGAAAGTCACCTTCTTGATGCCAAAAATGGCCGAAGTGCTGATCACCACCTTGTCGCCGTTGTCGCGGGTTTCTTCGTGCCAGTCGTAGCGCAAGTTCGTACCGGGCGAACCGAACGCCATCACGGCGGCTTGAGAACCCAAGAACAGGGCGCGGGCGCTTTCCACGTTGCCGCCAGCACCAGCGGTGTTGTCGCGGATCACGTTGCGGTGCGAGTGCATGATCACGCCGCGATACATGCCCAACGAACCCTTGAACAGTGGCGAGTTGCGGCCTTCGGCAGCAGCTGCGGCCTTCTGGATGTCCACCCACTGACCAGCGGTTGTGTTCGAGCGCAAGTCGTCTTCCTGGAATGTGTGCATCACGCACACGAAAGTCTCGTTGCCGTCGATCTTGCAAGGCTGGAGCACGGGGATGCCAGTCGCACCACCGCCCTGAGAGTCGGCCTTGGTCTTGGCACGGTCAATCAGGCGCAAGTCAAACTTGTCAGCGTTCGTGATGTTGTTGAACGCCGTAGCCGTGTTGCCATACAAGGTGTGATTGCTGTCGGGTGTCACCAGCGGATTGCCA